CGTTGAAGACCAGACCCAAGGCACAAACAACTACGGCATCACCAGCCTTGTCTCCTCCGGCACGAACAAGTGGAACATCTACGCCAGCGGGACAGCGCAGAACTATTTTGCTGGTGACGTGGGTATTGGGACGAGTACTTCACTTAACGCCTCCGTAAATACTTCTGTATCTACAACCAAAGCTGGTTATTCTGTACATTCGTCTGGTGGTTCTGGAGCAACTACTGGCTTGATGTTTAGCAATACAGGCAGTTACGGGTTTATTGATTATGACCCTAGCAGCAGTTCCGGGGTTAGGTTTTCTGCTTTTGGGCCGTTACGGTTTGGTAGCAACACAAACGCGGCTTACGGCTCCTCCACGTTTACGGAAGCCATGCGCATCACGGGCGGTAACGTGGGCATTGGGACGAGTTCGCCCGCTTATAGGCTGGATGTAGTGGAAAGTGCTGACAGTGAAGTAAGTTTGCGAGTAAGCAACCAAAACACCGGAGCGAATTCGATTGCGTCTCTTTATCTGCAAGGGCAGGGTAATAACTTTTACATCCGCAACTATGGGGATGGAGCAGCTAGCGCCAACCGAACAGACTTTATTTCGACCGCAGGCAGTTCTTACTTTACGTTTTCACCCACCAGCGCCGAAGCCATGCGCATCACGAGCGCAGGCAACGTGGGTATTGGGACGAGTTCGCCTGTTGGCAACCTTGATGTGGCTGGCACTACTCCAACCCTCAACATTCGGGACACACAAAGTAAGGTGTCATGGGCTGCTGGCGATATTGTTGCAACATTGGACTTTTACTCAAACGACACCAGCGGTGTTGGGGCGCAAGCAGTAAGCCGCATTCGGTCTGTTGCCGACACAGCATCTGCCGCGACAAGCGGAGCGTTGGCTTTCTGGACAGCGGCAGCAGGTGCAGCAGCAACCGAGAAGCTCCGCATCACCAGCGCAGGCAACGTGGGTATTGGGATCACTACACCTACTTACGCGCTTGACGTGGTTGGTGACATCCAAGCCCAAGGTCGCTTATTGGTAACGGCTGCTGCGCCTGAGTTGTTGCTCTCTGTGCCCTCTGGTGGCCTTGACAGCCGAATCTACAACGATGGTAGCGGCAACCTTATCTTCGGCAACGGAACAAACTCGGCAACACCCACCGAACGGATGCGTATCGACTCCTCCGGCAACGTGGGTATTGGCGTCATTCCAACTGTCGTTACTCACGGCCCACATCTGGAGGTTGGTAGCACTCGCGGAACAGTCTCTATTGGTACAGGTTACATTGAAGACAACGGCACAACACAGTTCTTTAACGGAGCACGTCCGTTGGCGTTTGGTGTTTCTGACACAGAGCGCATGCGCCTTGACGCCTCCGGCAACCTCGGTATTGGGACGAGTTCGCCACGCTCATTGCTTAACCCAAGCGGCTCTGGCTCTACTGGCGCGGTCTTGACGCTTGAAAACTCCAACACGGCGCTGACGACCGGGAACGTCATCGGTGAAATTGACTTCTACGCCAACGATCCCTCTGCCAACGGTACAGGCGCGAAGGCAAAGATTGTCAGCGTGATTGAGAATTCTGCTGGAAATTTGGTTGGCCTGACCTTTGCGACATCAGACAGCACCAGTGCGACAGGCGTAGAACGCATGCGCATTGACTCCTCCGGCAACCTCGGCTTGGGAGTTACTCCGAGTGCTTGGGGGTCTACAAGTACAGCCCTGCAAAACCGCAACGCATCATTCTGGGCAACCAGTGCAGCGGCGTACCTTGGGTACAACTACTTCTTTGACGGCTCTGCACGCAAATACATCGCTTCCAGCTTTGCAACCGAATACACGCAGTTGAACGGTCAACATATCTGGTACACCGCCCCCTCCGGCACAGCAGGTAACGCTATCACCTTCACTCAGGCGATGACGCTGGATGCGAGTGGGAATTTGGGTATTGGGACGAATTCTCCTGCCGTAAAGCTAGATGTGTCTGGTCAAATCCGAGCCAGCACAGGTATTCTGTTTGGTACTGACACCGCCGCAGCAAATGCGCTGGATGACTACGAGGAGGGGACGTTTACTCCAACGATTATTGGCACGACAACGGCTGGGACGGGGACATATTCGTCTCAAGTTGGCAGATACACGAAGATTGGCAACAGGGTTTATTTCTCTGTGGCGATTACTTGGTCTGCCCACACGGGAACTGGAAACATGAAGATTTCAGGTCTACCGTTTACGTCAGTAAATACGGCTAGCGGCTTTAACTTTTTAGCGGTTGGAGCGAACAACTTGACATACACGTCTCAGTTGACGGCGTTTGTTGATGTAAACGCCACGACAGCATCTATGGCAACATTTGCATCTGCTGGTGCGCTAACTTCGCTTGCCATTGACACGGCGGCGACTGTCTACGTCTCAGGACACTACGAAGTTTAATCAATTACCCCGGCTGGATTGCCGGGGCTGACCTTGAAAGGAAATGAAAATGTCTCTCGAAAAACAAACCGTCGTTGACAAGATCGAAGTGATCGAAAACGGCTCAGTGCAAATTCGCACTGCAACACGCATCGTGGAGGACGGCAGCGTTCTGTCCACCTCGTATCATCGCCATGTGGTAACACCGGGGCAGGATTACAGCCAAGAGGACGCTCGCGTTCAGGCCATCTGCGCCGCCACCCACACCGCCGAAGTCATCGCCGCATACCAAGCAGCACAAACACAGGAGTAAATTATGAACATCACTTGGACAATCACACAATGCGACCGTCTGACCTCGGACGACTTCATCACCACAGCACACTGGACTGCCAGTGCAACTGATGGCGACTACACCGCGCAACCGATTTACTCCACCTGCTCATGGCAAGCTGGCACTCCCACCATTCCCTACGCTGATGTCACCGAGGCAGAAGTGCTGGACTGGTGCTGGACATCTGGTGTGGACAAGGACGCTACAGAAGCTGCTCTGGCTCAGAACATTGCCTTGCAGAAAAACCCCGTGACCGCCACTGGCGTGCCATGGGCACCTGCGGCATAATCACGTTCATGGGGTTTCGTGCGGCCCCTTTACCGCACTGCTTTGGAGAAACAAATGAACGAGCAAAACATTTCCCTGTCCTTGGGTTTGGTCAACGGCATTCTGCAATACTTGGGCACCCGCCCTTACGCAGAGGTCACCAGTTTGATCCAAGCCATTCAGGAGCAAGCCATCCCGCAGGTGCAAGTACCCAAGGAGGCCATGCCTGAAGAAGCTGCCGCAGGCGGCACGGACTAAGATGCGAGACTGGCTGTTGTCGTTCATAGCGGCAGCGGCCCTTGTGTCAGGGGTTGTCTTGCTAGTCAGGGCAACCCTTTTTTATTGGATTTGAAATATGTTGGCAGAGATTGCGGCAGCAAATGCAGCCTTCGCAGTTATCAAGGGCGCTCTGGCCAACGGCAAGGAGCTGCACCAGCTTGGTAGCCGGGTCTTTGACTACTTCGACAACAAAGCCAAGATTCAGGAAAAAGCCACCCAGAAGGGTGGTGGCTCCGATCTTGAGGAGTTCATGGCGCTTGAGCAGCTCAAGCAGCAGGAAGAAGAACTCCGAGAGCGCATGGTCTACGCTGGCCGTCCGGGCATGTGGAACGACTGGGTGAATTTCCAAGCAGCCGCAGCCCGGCGCAGGCGTGAGGCGCAAGAAGCAGCCAAGCGCGAGAGGATTCGCAGGGCAGAGCGAGCAGCCCAGTTGACCGAGTACATTGCCATTGGCATGGCCTCCGTGATCTTGGCTGGACTGCTGATTTACGGACTTGTCATCTACATCAAGTACATCCGATGAGCGACGAAAAACTCAACGCCAACTCCACCCTCGACAAGGTGCTCGGGTATGTGGACTCGCCGTTCAAGCTGTTTGCCATCCTCATCATGGGCATCGTGGCCTTTGCCGGGTACTTCCTGTGGCAGAACCAAGACTTCATGAGGGACGCTTACAAGGAGTCCAAGAAGCTGCCGGAGATCAACACGTCCCGCACGGACGATGCCAGCGCCATGCTGTTCAAGCAGACTGGTGCAGCCGTGGTGGCAATCTTCAAGGTCAACCCGCTGTTCAACTCCCGGGTGCTGTACAAAGCGTACACCAAGGACGGAAGGGATAAGAGCATCGAGGACATTGACGTGGGCCTGTTCAGCCAGAACTCAGCCAACAACGCAGACGTGGTCAAGCTGATGACCAACGAGATTCCGTGCTCTGAGTACCGCTACGCACAGTCTGAGGTGGGGCTGTGGTACATCGAGAAGGGTGTGACCTTCACCTGCCGAGTCAGTGTTCCGCCAGACAGTCCGAGGTTTGTGGGTCAGATTACGGTTGGCTGGACACAGCCCCCGGAAGACTTACAGCAAACCAAATTCATGCTGGAGATCGCCAGCGCCATGTTAACCAAAAGGGGAAATTGAATGGATTGGCTTAAACAAATTGCACCCACCATCGCCACGGCTCTTGGTGGCCCACTGGCAGGCATGGCAGTCTCAGCCATCTCAAAGGCAGTTGGCGTAGAGCCTGACCAAGTTCAGGACATGATTGCCAACAACAAGCTGTCTGCTGAGCAGATCGCACAGGTCAAGATCGCAGAGATCGAGCTCCAGAAGCAAGCCCAAGAGCTGGGCCTGAACTTTGCCAAGCTGGAGGTCGAGGACAGGAAGTCAGCACGAGAGATGCAAGCCACTACCCGGTCAATGATGCCTCCTATCTTGGCTGGCGCTGTGACCATCGGCTTCTTTGGCATCATGGTCATGATGTTCTTTAACCAGATTGACAGCAACAATCCGGCCATCCTGATGATGCTTGGTAGCCTTGGCACGGCTTGGACCGGCATCATCGCCTACTACTTCGGCTCCAGCGCAGGATCGCAGGCCAAAACCGACTTACTCTCAAAAGCAGGACCAGTGAAATGAAACAGAACTTTGACGCAGCACTGAAGGCCATCCTCCACCATGAGGGCGGCTTTGTAAATCACCCATCCGACCCGGGCGGCATGACCAATCTGGGCGTGACCAAGAAGGTCTGGGAGGAGTGGGTAGGCCACGAGGTGGACGAAAAGGCCATGCGTGCGCTGACACCCGAGCTGGTGGGCCCGATGTACAAGGCCAAATACTGGGACAAGATCAAGGGCGACGACCTGCCTGAAGGCGTGGATTACGCCGTCTTCGACGCTGCTGTGAACTCCGGCCCCGGGCGTGCTGCCAAGTGGCTCCAAGCCTGCGTAGGTGTTGAGCCTGACGGCGGTATCGGCCCCAAGACGTTGGCTGCCGTGGCTGCATTCGACCCCAAAGAGCTGGTGGAGGACTACGCCAAGCGCCGCCTGTCCTTCTTGATGGATTTGCCTCATTGGGGTACATTCGGTAAGGGCTGGGGCCGCCGCGTGGCGGAAGTGCAAAATACCGCCTCATCCATGACCGCATGAGGTAAACCGTGCCACTCAAGAAAATACTGATCCGTCCCGGAGTTGCCCGGGAAAACACCAGATACCTGTCCGAGAACGTCGGCCCAACGGGTGTAAACGGCTCGTATGCTGCGGGTTGGTACGACTGCGACAAGATTCGCTTTCGCTCCGGCTCGGCTGAAAAATTGGGTGGCTGGGCACCGTACTCCACCAGCTACTACCTTGGCATCTGTCGGTCTCTGAACAACTGGGTGACGCTGGGTGGCAACAAGCTGCTGGGCGTGGGCACCAACCTGAAGTTCTACGTGAACCAAGGCGGTAGCTACTATGACATCACCCCGCTGCGCGACACAGAGACCCTGACCAATCCGTTTGAGACCACCTCCGGCTCTCCCCTTGTGGTGGTGAATGACGCAGCAGGAGGCTACACGGACGGTGACTTCGTGACTTTCAGTGGGGCCACTGCCGTGGGCGGCTTGGACCTGAACGGCGAGTACCAGATTACCACCAACACGTCCGGTGAGTACAGCATCACCGCTTCGAGCAATGCCTCGTCTACGGCCACTGGCGGCGGAACCGTCACTGCGGCTTACCAGCTCAACGTCGGCCCCGCTGTGGTCGTTCCCTTGACCGGCTGGGGCGCAGGTGCTTGGGGCACTGGCGCATGGGGTGTGGGAAGCGCATCGACCGACTCTCTGCGTATCTGGAGCCAGAGCAACTTCGGTGAAGACTTGGTGTACTGCCCTCGCGGCGGTGGTTTGTATTACTGGGATGCCTCCGGCGGGGTGTCTGGCAACCGTGGTGTAAACGTGACCAGCATGGCTGGGGCCTCGGATGTTCCGACCAAGGTCAACATCACCTACGTGTCTGACATCAGCCGCTTTGTGTTCGCCTTCGGCTGCACCGATCTCAGCTCGGCTGTGCTGGACCCCATGCTGATTCGTTGGTCCGATCAGGAGAGCGTGGTGGACTGGACCCCCTCGGCGCTCAACCAAGCGGGCAGCCTGCGCCTGTCGCAGGGCTCCGAGATCGTCTCCAAGATTCAGTCTCGAGAAGAATTGCTGGTCTGGACGGATGCAGCCCTGTACTCGCTTCAGTACTTGGGCGCTCCTGAGGGCTGGGGTGCAAAGCTGGTGGGCGAGAACATCTCCATCGCAGGTCCGAACTCGGTGGCCCTTGCCTCGGGCATCTCTTACTGGATGGGCGTGGACAAGTTCTACAAGTACGACGGTCGCACCCAGACACTGCGCTGCGATTTGCGCCAATACATCTTCAGCGACATCAACACCGCGCAGATGGAGCAGGTGGTCTGCGGCACAAACGAAGGCTTCAATGAGGTGTGGTGGTTCTACTGCTCGGCCAACTCTGTGGTGCTGGATCGGTACGCCATCTACAACTACTTGGAAGACATCTGGTACTACGGCAACATGGGCCGCACGGCTTGGCTGGACTCCGGCTTGGAGGATGGCCCTGTGGCTGCCACCTACGTCAACAACTTGGTCAGCCATGAAGTCGGAAACGATGACAACATGGAAGGCACCCCTGTTGCCATGGAGTCGTTCATCACCTCCGCTGAATTTGACTTGGACGACGGCCACAAGTTCTCCTTTATCTGGAGGATGCTGCCGGACGTGACGTTCCGTGGCTCAAGCGCAGAGAACCCAGCCATCGTGATGTCGCTGCTGCCGCTCAAGAACTCCGGCTCGGGCTACACAACCCCAGCCTCGGTGGGCGGCTCCAACAGCGCCTCTGTCACGCGCACGGTCAACTTGCCGGTGGAGCAGTTCACGGGTCAGGTTTACACGCGCATCCGGGCTCGCCAGATGGCTATGCGAATCTCCAGCACTGCGCTGGGTGTGGCTTGGCAGTTGGGCGCTCCTCGCCTCGACATCAGAGCTGACGGATCACGGTAAATGTCACGCCTTCAAAAAGCTCCACCACCAGCACTGCCTTACGCAGTGCCTTCGTACACACCCACGTACATCGACCAGCTCCTCAAGGTGCTGCGTCTGTACTTTAGCCGCGTGTCGGATGTGCTCAACGCAATCATCGGTGTAAACGGCGGTCAGTACGTGGACTGCCCCAACGGCTTGTTCTTCAACACCGCAGACCAGACCATCCCTGTGGCGAACACTGCGTATCCCGTGGTGTACAACCAGACGTACTTGAACAATGCGGTCAGCTTGAGCACCACCAGCCGGATTCTGATTACCATTGGCGGCATCTACAACTTCCAGTACACCGGCCAGCTTGAGAGCACCAACAACAGCTCCAAGAACGTGTTCCTGTGGATTCGCAGGAACGGCACGGACATTGGAATCTCCACCCGGGCGTACAGCCTTTCGGGTTCTGGGACCTATGCCCCCATCGCGTACTCGTTTGATATCGACATGCAGGTGGGGCAGTACTTAGAGTTGATGGTATCTGCGTCTGACGCAACGGTGCAGCTTGCAGCCGAGACCGCATCAGCCCCTCATCCGGGTATCCCGTCCTCGGTTATGACGGTAAACTTCGTGGCACCGCTGCCCGACATCCTCCCAATTGCCCCGTAAGGACAAGACATGACGCCAGAAGTTATAGACATGCTGAAAAGACAGGGTCTTGTTGAGGATCGTGATCAGCCAATCATGCAATTTGATGATGGTGGCAGCGTTGGTGATTCTGGTGACGGCGGAACGGGTGCCGCTTCTTCCGCTACGGGTGACTCTTCGGGAGCGGGTGCTGCTGGTACTGGCAATGGAACTGGAGACTCGGCCCCCGGCATTGGTGACGTTGGTGTTGGTGTTGGCGAGGTTGGGGCTGCTTCGCCGGGTGCTGGTGGGACTCCTGCGGGGCCGGGTGATCCGGGCATCAGTGGCGACTCTGGGTTTTCCACCTCAGAAACAGACCCTGCGCAAACGGCGCTTGCCAGCTTACAGGCCGAGCTTGGTATTTCCCCTGCCGAAGCTGCAATGATGGGGCAGTCAAACGCAACAGGAAGCAACGTAGCCACCAACGGCATGACCATGGCCGAACTGTCTCTTATGGCGGCAAATGGTCTCGGGAATGCAGATATTTCGTCAAATCAAACCGTCAACCAAGCTCTTGCTTCCATGGCGGTTCACTCTGGGTTGAACAACAACATTGGACAAATCATGGGGGCCATTGGAGGCCCCGCGATTGGCGCAATTGCCACTGCCGCAAACGCTATTGCACAAGGCCACTCTGTCTCATCTGTTGTGGGACAGATAGCGGCCTCCATCGTTGGCACTGCGTTGTCGAATGCAACTGGTGTAGCCATCAGCGCCAATACGGTAAGCGCAATTGCCAACGGCCAAATCGGTCAGGCAGCAATGGGGTTGGCAATCGGTCAGGTTGCGCAAGCTACTGGCTTGAGTGTTAATACAGTAACCGCAGCGTTGAGTGGTAACTTGGGTGGGGCTGTTGCAAACGCCGTCACTGGCGCGGTTGTTGGCGCTGCTGCTCAGTCGATGTCTGCTGGGCCACTAGGGGGCATGGCGTTGGGGACCATGGCAAGCCTTAGCGGCATGCCAGCAAGTATTGCAAACTCAGTAAATCAAAGTGCGATTGGGCAGGCTGTCAACGGCGTAACAAGCTCACTTTCATCTGCGATTGCGTCTTCTGGGATTGGTGTTTCAGGAAATGCGTCCGCAGGAATCAGCACACCAGCAGGTGCGGCTGCAATTGCCGATGCTGTCTCGCGTGCCGAGAATCCCCCTGAAAGGAAAGTTTTTGGAATAAGTCTTGGAACAAGCACACCAAAATCACAAAGCCAATTGTTGATGGAGGCGGTAAAAAACGGAAAACTACCCGCCGCCGCAGAAAATGTTCCGCAGGCTCCTGTCGCGCCATCCAACAAGAAGAGCTACTGGGATGGCCTGTACTCTGACTTGGGCTCGGAATTCAGCAAACCACCAGAGCGCCCAGCAAACAACATCCCTGCCGAGACAAAAGAAAACCAAGCAACAGCCATGGCTTTGCTTGACGCCGGAAAAGAATACGAGCGTCTGTTCGGCAGTCTGACCCCGAGTGCCGCTGAGGCAATTGTCTCGTCCACCGACCCATTGAAATACGTTGACAGCCTCTACACATCAGAGTCGGAGGCAAAAAATATATGGGATGACGCAGGCCTTGGAGAGTCGGCCACTGAACAGCAATTGCGACAGATAATTGGGCTACCCGAAACCAAGGCTGGCGAATTAACAACCAAGCTAAAAGACTCCGTATCAACTTTGAGCGAAAGCCAAAAACAAGAAGCTCTTAGCTTGGTTGGCTCTGGCAAGCTAACCATTGAAGACGCCGCAGACAATAGGCCAATTGACTGGGCGTATGAAAATGATTTGGGTGAAATTGTCATTACGGGTAAAAAAGACCCCGGATGGGAACACTCGAGAGATGACAGCGGTTACACGCTCATGTGGAACAAGGACAAGGGCCTTATCCAGCTTTATGACGAAAACGACGAGCTCATCAAAAGCTTAACCGACCAGTTCAAATATGACAAAAACGGCAATGTCGTTGGGCGGGGCTTGGATTACTACCTGTCTGCTGCGTCGGACAGCATCATGCGGTCCTCTTCCCAGACTGCCTCACTGCTTGCCGATGTCTTGCCAGCCATGGCCGCAAAGGCGGTAGGGAACGAAGATTACTTCAAGAAGCAAATGGCCGAAGCTCAGGCCACAATGAAGCAGATCAACATAAAGTACCCTGCTCGTGTTGCGTCGTACAAAAACGTCAACGACCTAAGCAGTGCTGCCACCTACGTTTTGGAATCCGTAATGGAGGGCGTGGTGACAACTGCGCCTTCTTTGCTCATGGGTGGGGCTGCTGGCGTGGCTGCTCGCGCTTCGGCAAAAGCGGCAATGGACGCAGCCATCAAAAAGGAATTGGCAGTACAAGCATCCAAAGGAGTTTTTGGGGCTGAAGCAATTGCAGCGGCGCAAGCTGCTGCAAGCACTGCCGGTTTGGCGGTGGCTGCAAAATTTACGACACCAGCCATCTTGGCTGCAAGCGCCTCACAGAACGTCCCTGAAGTTTTCAAGAACGTCTATGACGCAAAAAGCGGCAAGGTGGATTTGAAGGACTTGGCAATATCAACCGTCGTTGGCGGGTTTAATGCGGCGCTTGACTCCGTTCTTCCGTCGGCCATCGTAGACCGATTAAATTTGTCGAAGATTCCGGTCGAGCAGGTGATTGGGGCTTGGTATAAAAATGCCGCCAAAGAGGCTGGAAGCGCTTTTGTAAAAGAAGGCGGGACCGAAATTCTCCAAGAGATGAGCAGCGCTGCGGCTGAATCTTTTCTTGCGGAAAACAAAGACTTCTTCACCAAGCAAAATCTGGACAGGTTTATTGATGCCGGTTTGAAGGGTGGCCTTGGCGGGTCCGCAGTTTCTACCGCTTTTGTGCTTGGCAAAGACGCAAAAGGCGCACTCAGTGGGGACGCCATTCGGCAGCAGGGTTTGGACGAAACAACGCCAGCGGAGTACTTGGCCGCAAGCAAAATGTTTGCCGACTCTGGATTCAAGGCCAGTGCCGCCGACATTTCTGCCGTGACTGGCGGAAAGGCTGAGCTGCTAAACCCGGCGTTGGCTTCAGAAATCCAAAAATACATGGACCCCCGTGTGGTTGCGGAGGATGAGGTTCGGCAGGCGCTTATTGATATTGGGTACGTCAACCCAACAAAGCAAGAGATTGATTCGTTTGTTGGACAAAAAGACGAGGTATCAACCTTAAAAGCACTGGAGGCGCAATACGACCCGCTGGCTACCACTGCGGAAGAGGCCGCGCAAATGATGCGCGACTTGGGGTACACCAACCTCACCGCCGACGAAGCCAAATCCCTTGCTGGAAAAATTAAAGAGGCGGACGCAAAGAAAAAGATCGAAGACTACATTGCGCCCCGCCAAGTGACACGCGCAGAAGCTGAGCAGTTTTTCAAAGACGTTGGATACAAGCCAAACAAAGAAGAGCTGGATCAGTTTGTGCGCCAAGGCGCAAACATCAAGCAGGACGCCGTTAAGTCCGAAGTTGGAACGTATGCAAACGCACGCACGGTGACAGAGCAGGAAGCCAAAGACGCTTACGCTGCGCTTGGCCTGAAAAATCCCACAAAGGCTGACATTGACAAGTTGGTTGGTCAGTACGACCAGACTGGCTTGACTGGCAAGGCCACAGAGAACTTGGATGCCGCACGGTACAACTCCATCATTGACCAGCTTGGCTCCATTACTAACGTCACTCCGGCAGATGTAACGACTGCGATCTCTGACTACATGAAGGCCAATCCCGGACTGTCAAAGACCGATGTGGAAACCGCCATATCCACCTACATGAAGGCCAATCCCGGTCTGACCAAGACCGATCTGAGCACCGCCATCTCTACGGCGACGAAGGACTTCGCCACCAAGAAGGACATTGAGAAGGCGATCTCAAACATCAAGTTCCCAGCAGGCATCACCAAAGAGGATGTCACCAAGTCCATCACGGATTACATGACGGCCAACCCCGGCCTGTCCGCAGCAGACGTCACAAAGTCCATCACCGACTACATGACGGCAAATCCCGGCCTTACCCCAGCGGACTTGGATACAGCCATCTCCGCTGCCACCAAAGACTTGGCGACGACGGAGCAGGTTGGTGCTGTGCAAACGGATGTCGATGCTCTGGAGAAGCTGATTGGCTCTCCCGGTGGGGCAGATGCCGAGGCTACCGGCATCATCGGTCAGCTTGAGGCCATGGGTCTGACGGACACTCAAATCTTGGGGGTGATTGGCAGCCCAGCCACCAAAACCACTCCTGCAACAGGCTTGTACAAAGCAGCCGACGATGCGGCAGCGCGAGGTGAGGATGCTGCTGCGTCTGTTCAAAAAGAATTGACGGGCCTTGTCGGTGCTCCCTCTGTCAAGGATGACCCAGCAACACTGAACATCAATGAGGCGAAAGAAGCGACTGGAATCTACAAGACGCTGGAGTCTTCACAAAAAGAAACCACTGGCGCAATTGACACGCTGTCCAAGGACGTACAAGACAAGTACAACGCACTCACAGAGGGTCAAAAGGACCTTGCTGACGCCATGGCGGATATGGGTTTGGACTTTGCGTCAGCCATTGACTTGGCCGCTAAGCAGACGCAAGAGCAAATCACTGGCCTTGGCGAACAGGTAGATGCTCGAATTGATGAGTTGGTGAAGCAGGGTGATACCTACCAAGAGGCCACGCAGAAAGCTATCGGCGAGCTCAACACCCAGAACCAGCAGCTTCAGGGCTTGGTTGGCACTCAGGGACGGCAAGCCACTCAAGCGGACATCGACGCGCTCAACCAGATGCTCGGCGGTCAGCGGAGCATGGACCTGACCTACGACGTGACTGGCGACAAGCAAATCACTCAGGCAGACATCGACTTCCTGACTCAGGTGGTCAGCGGTGTAAACACAGACTGGCGTGCTCCGGTCGGCTCCGCCTTTGGGCCCACTGGTCTGTACGGCCAACTGGCAACCAACGAAGCTCAGCGTCAGGCGGACCTGAAGGCGCAACTGGCCCGGGAAGAAGAGGCCAAAAAAGCAGAAGCCGAGCGCCAAAGACTGGCAGCAGAAGAAGCTGCTCGTCAGGGCAAGATCGCAAATGTGCGCGGGGTTGTGGCGCAGGGGCAGCAAAGTGCCCAATCCTTGGCCCAGCAATTGCCGCAGGCATTCCAGCAATCCCAGCAGGTCAGCACCCCGCTATATGGCGCAATGGAATACTTCGATCCGTTCGGTGACCCGTTCGGAGACCCATTCGGGACGCAGAAGCTCAAAATGGCTTCTTCGACAAACCCAGCAGAAAAAACTAAAATCGCCTCAGGTGGGTACATTGATGACCTGCTGGCGGAGAACATCACGGCAGATGACCTGCTGAACCTCTTACGCTAAAGGAAATCAAGATGGCTTACACGGACGAATTGGGCAACATCTACGAAGATGATTCTTTGAGTGGTGACTCGTATGATTTTTGGGAGTCAATTGGTATTGATCCAGACACCACAATGGAAAACTGGAGCTCTCCGTCCAATGACCAAATTGAAGATGCCCTGACCGGCAATCCCCAGTGGCTAAATTTGGTTGAGAGGTTTGGCAGCAAAGCGCTGAGCATGCTGAAAGACAAAGACGGCAAATACGATTTGGCGAAACTTGGCGCTCTTGGCATTGGCGCGTACAGTCTAATGAACCAAGACAAGCAAGGCGGCTACAACAAGCCAGTCCCCAAGATGGACATGGTGCGTGAGCAGATTCAGTACAACGATCCCAACCGACGTCCCGGCGAGGCTGGCCGTCAGTACTTCACAGACCCCCGTTACGCCGCTCAAGGTGACGCAGAGGCTTTGGCTGCCGCAAAGACTGCTTCTGCTGGTCAGGCCTCCGGCATTCAGGCTGCATACCAGCCTCGTCCCGCTCCAGCCCCCAACCCTTACGCTGGCAAGATGAACTTGGCCTACAGCCGTCCAACACAAGCCCCCGCTCAAGCTGGTGGCCTTCCTGAAATTCCAACACAACTCACCGCACGAGGCGGTATTCCTATGGCACAAGGCGGTATCGCAGACGCAGGGCGTTACCTGCGTGGCAAGACGGACGGCATGGCCGACGAGATTGAGACCAGCATTGATGAAGAGCAGCCAGCTCTTCTCAGCCATGGGGAGTTTGTAATCCCTGCGGATGTGGTGTCTCACCTCGGTAACGGCAACTCCGAGGCTGGAGCTGAGAAGCTCTACGAAATGATGGACCGCATTCGCGTGGCTCGCACCGGAACCAAAGAACAGGGCAAAGAGATTGACCCTGACAAGTTCATTGCAGCCGCTGGCGGCTTGGCTGCCGCCTACGCTGGTGGTGGCGAAGTCCAAAGATTCAACACTGGCGGCACACCCAGCACCGCAAACCCAACAGCAACAGGCGCTGGCGGCGTACCTCAAGATGTTTCCCGAACATCCACCCTCTCTCCTTGGGTTGGCGACTACGTGACCAACGCCTTGGGGCAGGGCGCTGCTCTGGCAAACGCCCCGTACCAAGCCTACCAAGGCCCACTGACCGCTGGAGCCTCGGGCCTTCAGCAGCAAGCCTTTGCTGGCGCAGGTGAGATGGCTCAAGCCGGATACACCCCCACGCAGTTCACTGGCGGCTTCAATGCCCAGACCGCCCAGCAGTACATGAACCCGTACCTGCAAGCCTCACTGGACCCGCAGTTGCGCGAATTGCAACGGTCTTCTGACATTGCCCGTCTGGCTGATGCTGGACGACTGACAAAAGCCGGTGCTTACGGCGGTAGCCGTCAGGCCATCATGGAATCCGAAGGTCGCCGCAATCTGTTGGACAAACAGCAAGATGTTTTGGGTCAGGGCTACAAGACTGCCTACGACACAGGTCTGGGCCAGTTCAACAAAGAACGCGAGGCACAAGAGGCATCGCGTCAGTTTGGCGCAAACTTTGGCCTCAAGTCCATCGATCAGTTGGCGAATTTGGGCGCTCAAGAGCGTGGCATTACATCCGAAGGTATCGCAGCAGACAAGGCGCAGTTCGAGGAGCAGCGTGACTTTGCTTACGGTATGCCAAAGTACCAGTTGGGCTTGTTGTCTGGCCTGCCAATCGGTGCAAATACTACTGCTGTGGATCAAGATGCCATGAGCAGGCTGCAATCGCAATTTGCTGGTTTGGCTACCAACTACAAAACGATTGAGGGAGCCCTCAAAGACCTTGGTCAAACTCCTACCGCTCCCGCCGCTCCTACCACTCCTGCCACTACAAAATAAGGTCGGAACATGAACCTCGTTAAAGCACAAGCTCTGGCAAACGATTTGCCAATCACAGAGTTGAAGAAGTACGCCGATGGTTTTGATCCACGGATCATTCCACCTTGGATTGCGACCGGTACGTTGCAGGCCAAGATGGATTTAAACAAGCGCATGCAGAACATGATGGGTGGCGCTCAGGGTGAGCAGCCCAGCGTCAAAGAGCAGATCGAGCAGAAGGCTGGCTTGATGGCTGCAAACAACATGCAGCAGCAGCAACAGCAGCAACAGATGGCTATGGCGCAGCGTCCCGGACCAGTTCCCGCTGGCATTCCCCAGCCCGAAGATCAACCCGAAGCGCCAGCAATGATGGCTCGCGGAGGTTTAACTTCCGTGCCTGTGCGCTTTGCGTTTAAACCCGGTGGCATCGTCGGCTACAGCAATGGCGGGGACACCATGGGCACAGCAAGTGCCGAGGAGCAAGAGTTGTCAAGTCAGGCTGCTGAACTTGGCCGCGACAAAGAGAGAAGGGAAAGAGCAATACAGGAGCTTGAGCGCAAAGTGGAATTTCTGACTCGCGCTGGAGCGCCTCAAGCCGAGGCGGCACGCGCACAACTTGAGCAACTCAAGACATCAGGAGGCATGCCAGCACCTGAAGCCCCCGCTCGACAACTGCCACCACAGCGCCCAGCCTCCGTTTCTGAGGCTCAAGCCACAGCCATGGCAGGACCGCAAGCAGCCGTTCCTCCTCGCCGGGTTGAGCGACCAGCGCCTCGGCCTGAGGCTGCACCTCGTCCTGCTGCACAACCAGCACAAACAGGCCTACCTGCCGCAGCAAGCCGCAGCCCTTACTTTGCGCAAGCAGACGCAGCCTTGAATGAGCCCAACGTCAAGCCAACGCCTCAGAGCATCATTGCTGAGCAAAACGCTCTGTCTCCTCAAGCCATGCTGGAGGAGAACATGCGCAAGCGCTATGAAGAGCGCAAGGCCCGTGCAGATCAGGAACGTGCAACCTTTGAGAAGACGCGTCCATCCGGCTTGGATGACTTGATCCGTGTCTGGGGTCAGGCCGCTCAATACAAGGGAGGCACTGGCTTGGCTCCCGCTTACACAGCCAACCAAGACCGCAAACGCGCAGAAGAGATGGCTCTTGAGAAGCGCATGAACGAGCTCTACACAGCCGCAGACACCCAAGAATACGAGGGTGCCAAGGAGATTTATGGTGCTCGAGCCAAGTCCATGGACGCTGCCAACCGCTCTTACCAAGAGCGCCTGAAGTCCCGTGCAGAGACCTTGGCTCAGCTTGCGAATGTGGATGAGCGCCGCATTCAGTCCGAGCTGGACCGCTTGAGCCAAATGGAGATTGCCAAGATTCGTGCGGCAGATGCTGGCAGCGGTGACATGAAGTACCTTGCGCAGTATCTGGCACTCAAGGCAGAAGGAAAGCCAAAAGAGGCTGCCGCCCTGCTCGAAAGCTTCTCACTCTTTAAACGTGGAGAGCCAAAGCCAGACCCGCTTGAGTCCGCCATGGCTAAGCAATATGCTGAGCAACTTGGCTCTGCGCTACAACTGCCACCGGGTAAGCTTCGTGATGAACGGATGGCTGGCCTCAAGCTTCTGGAGCAAAAAATCAAGGGCGGCGGCGGAGGTTCGTTTACAGTTACGGCTGGCGGCAAGACATACGACTTCCCGACAAAAGAAGCCGCAGACAAATTTAAGGCAGAAGCCGGAGTGCAATGATGAACCTTGATGAGCTGGCAAAAAAATACGGCGGAAGCCAAGTTCAACCCGGCGCATCAAAATTTGATGATCTGGCCCGGAAATACGGCGGCTCTGCAATCGAGTCGGACGTCATGCCAACAGCCCCAGCCAAAGACGCTGGGTTCTCCCTTGGAGACATAGCCAAGTCCTTTGGTGTTGGTGCTGCGGGAAGCGCCAAGGCGCTCACCGATGTGGCTGGCGCTGACAACTTCATCTCCTCCAAGCTTGGCAAGGGCGTGGAGAGTCTTCAGCAGAGCATGACCCCAGAGCGTCAAGCTGAGATGCAGCGTCAGGCCGCCCGGATGAAGGCTGCCGAAGAGTCTGGCAGCACATGGGAAGAGATCAAGGCTGGTGCTTTAAACGTTGCTGAAGCTCCTCTCCAGTCTGCCGCGCAGGCCATTGGCTCGTTTGTTCCGTACCTGCCCACCTTGTTTGCAGCCCCTGCGGCTGCTGCCATGCGTTTAACCGCTGGCTCTCAAGCTGCCATCCGGTCCGTTGCTCAACAAGCCCCCAAGGTTATTGGTACCGCCCAAGGTGCTGGCGCTGTCAAAGGCTCCATCTATGACGGCGTGCTGAAGGCCGAGATTGAGGCTGGCGTAGACCCAGAGGTTGCCAAGCAAAAGGCTGACGCAGCCCAGTCGTACTTCGGTGGAAACTTTGACCAGATCGCCCTCGGTGCCGGTCTTGGTTATGTTGCTGGCTCCAAGGGTGTTGAAGAGTTGTTCTCCAAGGCTGGCCGAGCAGGAGCAGCCCCCGGCATGGCTCGCAGGGTTGGCGAATCAGTTCTCAAGGAATCTGTCCCAGAGGCTGCTCAAGGCGGTCAAGAGAAGGTCGCTGAGAACGTTGCATTGCAGCGTGCGGGGTACGACGTAGACACGTTTAAAGGCGTGGCAGGTGCTGCGACCCAAGAAGCGCTCACAGGCGCTCTGGGCGCTGCCCCCATTGCCGCGATGGTGCGTCCTGAGGCCAAGCCTCCTGAGGCTGTGGATGCCTTTGAGAAGGAGAAGGAAGAGTTCCGCAAAGGCTTCGGTCAAGCCGAGCCTGTCGCGCCTTCTGCTGAAGCCCCAGAGAAAGCTCCCGTAGAGCCCCCAACAGAGTTCCCCGGTGGCTACACAGCCACCCGCAGAGAAATCTCCCGCCGAGACGTACCTGAGTCGTTTGGCATCTTTGCCGAAGGTTCAGACAAGCCTCTGACCTCCGTTGCCTCCCAAGAAGAGGTGGAGAGGAAGATTCAGTCCCTGACCGAGATTCGTCAGGAGGAGCAAGCCCGTCTCTTGGCTGAGTCTGACAAGATCAGCAAGTCCATTCAGGATGAGCAGCGTAAGCTTGAGGTCATGGAGGCCACGGGCCAGACTGACACCGATGAGTACGTCCAAGCCAAGGCCCTTCTCTCCCAAAAGGAGGAGGAGGCCGCCTTAAAGATTCAGGACATCAACGACAAGATTGCCAGCTACTCCGCCCCCTTGAGCTTTACCCCCATCGGTTCCCGCACTGACGTGCAGAACGAGTTCACCGTTAACCGTGGTGCTGAGCCAATTGGGGTATTCCCAACTCTGGAGCAGGCCGAAGCCACGCTGCGCGAGCGCGATCCTCAGGTGTTTAAACAAGCTGAAGTTGCTGCCCGCACGCAGGAGCTTGAGTCAAAGCTCAAGCCTATGCTGGCCAAGTTCAACCTTGGCGATGTGGGTGTAAACGTTGTTGAGCAGATCAAGAACAACGCGGGTGGTGCTTACCTCGACAAGCTGATTCAGGTCTCTCTGGATGAGGCCAACCCCATCCAAACCATGCGCCATGAGTCCCTGCATGCGCTGAAGGACTTGGAGTTCTTCACCCCGCAGCAATGGAAGGCCCTGACTGAGCAAGCCAACAAGAGGTGGATCAAGGAGTACCTCCAAGACCAGACCTCCGAGATCGAGGTGGACGGCAAGCCTGTGACGATGAGCCGTCTGGATGCCTACAAGAAGATTGGCCTGACTCAAGAAGAGATCATTGAAGAAGCCATCGCTGATGCGTTTGGTGCTTACGACCGTGGAGCCACACCGCCTCCCGGCATGATTGCTGCGCTGTTCAAGAAGCTGAAGAACTTCTTCATGAACTTTGGTCAAGCCCTGCGTGGTGCTGGCTTTGAGTCTGCGGATGATGTGTTCCAGCGCGTTGAGCGTGGTGAGTTGAAGTCCCGCAAGCCAAAAGAGAAGACTGCTCCGAAGGAAGAGCCAAAAGCCAAGCCAGAAGAGAAGGCCGAAGAGGAAAAGGAACCGAAGGCCAAACCCTCTACCGAGAAAAAAGAAAAGCCAAAGTACAGCCTTGCTGGCGAAGGCATACCCATGTCAACCCGCAAGTTGATGGAGAAGCAGACTGCTGTTTCGCAGCAAGAGCTTGGTTTAAACACTGATGCGGTTCGCGGTCGCTTTAACAACGTGCGAGACATTGCCAAGGCGCTTAACCAGCAGACACTTGACCAGCTTGGTGCAATGGACCGCAACAAACTGACTCAAGACGAGTCAACTCGGATTGCTGAAGCCATCGCCGATGAGGTGGCGCATCAGTTGCAGACATCAACCAAGACTGGCACTGGTTTGGGTTGGTATTCCAACAACTACCCCAATGCTGTTAAGCGTCTTGCCAAGCGATTCCCGGAGCTTGGAACAAACAAGCATGCCCGTTCGGTGTTCTCGGCTTTGGTTGCCGTTACATCCAACGGGGAGCGAGTTGCAAAGAACATCGACAACGCCATCAAGCTGTATGGCAAGCTTCGTAACGGCAAGCGATTGGTTGCCATGGGCAATCGTCGTCCAACCGCGCTCCAAAACAACTTGAAAGTCATCCAAGACTTGTTGAGCAAGTATGGTCAAGACTTTGAGAAGGTGTTGCTCAAAGAAATTACCGTCAAAGAAATGAACGCCCGTTTACGAGAAATGGGCGAAGAGACGGATGGCAGCTATCTCGCCAACACTGTTGTGCCAGCGGCAGCGGTTTACTTTGGACCTAAGCTTGGCGCGTTCTACGCCAACCTTTCCGGCTCAGAGGGCTACCTGACCATGGATTTGTGGTGGACTCGTTCCATCAATCGCATGCGCGGCTTGCTCATCCCCAAGGCCACAGAAGCCTCCATCAACAAGTTCCGAGACATGATGGAACAGCCCGATGCCACTCGGGATGAAGTTACTGCCGCCACCATTCCTTTGCGAAACAAGTATGAGGAGTACGGTTGGACAACCGAGCTTGAGCATTTGGCGGGGGCGAAGGAGCCATCCAAAAAGGCCGCAAAAGAAAATTGGTTTAAAGCTGCCGAAGAGAAGGCTGGTGATGCCTACGAGCAGTTGCTGTTTGAACACAACCTTGAGAAGATGGCAAACACCATCTACAAGAACGAGTTTGAGATGCTGGAGGAGGCTCCGTTTACAGCCACCGACAGAAAGTTCATGTACGACGCAGCACGCAAGGCTCAAGCTTTGCTGCGTGGAGAAGGAATCAACCTCAGTCTGGCTGACATTCAGGCCGCCCTTTGGTACTATGAGAAACGCCTTTATGAAAAACTGAGCGGGAGAAAAGCAGATGACATCGGATACGAAGAAGCAATCATCGCCCAAGCCAATCAGGGTTCTGGACGAGCAAGACCAAGTGTGGTCTTCGATCAAAAACCTGACGGCAGGGATGAGCCCGGAACGGAGATCGCAGTTTCTGATGAAGCTCGTGGACTCGATGGAGAAAAGTTCTCCCTCCGCAAAGGAGTAGTCGCAGAGGTAGCGCCGAACCCTGACCACATCTCGGCAGAGAAGTGGAGGCAGATGACGCCTTCGGAGCGTCTAAACGCAACCAAGGCCGTTGCCAACAGGGTGGTGTCCTCTGTGTTCTCTGAGCTCGAACTCAAGGGTTACAAGTACGAGTTCTCTACGGGCACCTACGAGGGCGAGGTCAACCCCAACATCATTGTTCAAGCCCCAGACGAGGCCACAGAGCAAGAGCTTGACGAGCTTGCCCGGGTGCTTGGTTATGTGCTCGACCAAAAGGCAATGGTTGCTTTTGATGAGGACAACAAGAGCTCTGGCGATCAGGCTGGGTTTGTGAAGGTTGTTGTCCCAGAGGGCATGACTGCGGATCAATTAAGCGAGTTGCGTCAACACATTGCGCAGAACGTCCCACAGGCGGATGGTGATACGTTGCGTGATGGGGCCTTGCTGTACGGCAACTTCTCTGCATACAACGACAACGTTGACACCCTTACCGATGCTCAATACCATGAGGCCATCATCGATGCTGTCGAATCATTCCCTTACGATGGAAAGATTCGTGTCTCCGACCCGGAGACATTCCACAGTTCACTCGTTTGGCCCGACACAAGAAGCGACTACTTAAAGGAAACACGATATGGCGACAGTGGAAAGATTCAAGGAGAAGCCGGGGCAGATGTTCGGGGGCAAGGGAGTCGCCGTCTTCAGGCCATTTCCGAAGAAGCAATCTCGCTCAGAGACAAATGGATTGACGCCAGAGGAGCTGCTCGCCTCGGAGGTCGAGAGCGCGGTAATGCGGTTGACTTCGGCCAGCCAACAGAAGAATACGGAACGCCAACGCGAGGATCGGTAAGCGCTGTCGGCGTCCACTTCAGCAAAGAGAGACGCCCAACACTCATCTCCGAGTTCCACGGCACCGGTCTGCGCGGAATGGAGAGTGAGCGTTTAAACGAAAAAGAAAACTCGGACATTCGTGGCCGAATTTATTTCTACGTTGACAACGGCAAGGGAGTCCGGCCCGAGGCTGGTGTTGGCGGCACTCCTCACGTCATCAGGTTGAAAAATCTGTACGACACCAAAACAGACCCTCTTGAAATCATCAAGAACGCCAAGGGCGACTCGTCCGCAGAACGCGCAAGCAATTGGGAGCGCAATGTTAAGAGGGCTGGCTTTGATGGCTACTTGGTCAAAAACCAAGCCGCATCACAAGACTACGCAGTTTTGATTGGCAAGCATTCCGTGAAGACTGGGAAGTTCAGTCTCCGCACCAGCTTCCCCTCCGCAAAAGAGGCGGAAGATGCCGCATATGACAAGGCCCCTCCATCGACCAAGGAGTTCAAACTCTTCTTTGGTGGCAGCCAGATCATGGACGAGGGTCGTCCGCAAGTCATGTACCACGGCTCCGCATCCGAGTTCACCACGTTCCTTGAGAGCAAGCCAATCTTCGTCAGCCCCGATCCTGACTTTGCTGAGCAGTTTGCAGAGGACCGCGCAAAGGATGAGGGCAAGTCCACTGACGAGATGCGAATCTACCCCTTGTGGGTTCGCGCAGAGACGCCATTCGACTACGAGAACAGCGAACACGCCGCCATGGTTGCGGAGAAAATTATTGCCGACCAAAAGCTGAGCGGCTCTGACCCCGTTGTCCGCCTTAAAAAGTCCAGCTCCAAAGCCAGCACCTTTAAAAAGGACATCTCAAATGGTTTGTGGTCAACGATTGAAGACCCGATTGTTCAGGACGCATTGAAGTCGTTTGGCTTTGATTCGTTCTACGTGCAGGAGTACGGCAACAAGAACCTTGCTGTGTTTAAAGCAGAGCAGGTTAAGTCCGTCACGGGCAACATTGGTGAATTCAGCCGCGAGTCCAAGGACATGCGCTACAGCTTGAAGAAGGTGCGCTACTCTGATGATCGCTTTGAGAAGTTGTGGAATGAATCCATGTACACCCAGAGTGACGCAGAGAACAAGACCAAGGGTTACCTTGCACTTGTTAACCCGATTGAATTTGTTAACGCCACGGCATCGTCCGACACGTATGACAGACTGCGCCGAGAGCAGGAGCCGCTTGATGTCGAGAGGCTGAAGGCTTACGACCAAGTTCCATTTCTATCTGTGTCGGAAAAAAATGGAGACTGGAAAATTACTGGGCACGAAGGCCGTCACCGCATGCTGGCGCTGCACGCGGACGGCTACCGTGAAGTTCCCGTTTACATTCACTTGCGGTCCGAAGATGCAAAGTCCATTCCAGTCAAGGCGTTGACTGCCCAATACGATGACGCAGTGTCATCGGTGCTGATGATCGCAGAGGTGGAGCCTCTCTCCTATGCCAACAAACAGAAGGCGATGGAGAAGTTCACCCGGATGAGCAGCAAGGCCAAATACAGCCTGCCAAACATCCCAACGAACATCAGCGACCGTATCGGTGAGACAACGTTTAAACGACAAGAGAAAGGCTTTGTTGAGCGCATGGTTTCTGCCATCTCTCCTCAGAGCGCAGCCAGCTTCCGTCAGCGTTACCTCAACCGCTACAACCAGATGTCGGTCTACGACAAGAAGAGGGCCGAGCAGATGGGCGGTGCAGCCCTCCTCGCAGACCAGAGCGCAGAATCTGCGGCCCTGATGTCTGACCTTGGAGCGGGTATCGCAGCCTCTGCCATGGGTATGGGTGATCGCAACGGCGGCATCCCAGTCCTGCGCAACGGCGTCACCACCATCGACACCAAGGTCAAGGGACTGATTGCCTCTCTGGCTCCTCTGGCAGCTCACGGAGACCCGGCGGTCTACCAGCGTTACCAGTACTGGGCCATGGTTAAGCGTGGTCAGCGTTTAAATGCACAAGGCAAACTCACCGGCATTGATACAGCGGACGTTGCTTTCGCCAAGGTGTTGCAACAGGCGCACCCTGAGTTTGTCAGTGTTCAGAAAGACTTGGTCGCCTTCAACGATGGCTTAGTCCAATACATGGTGGACACTGGCGTTCTCTCCAAAGAGAGAGCCAACGAATACACCAAGCATGCCGACTACATTCCCTTCTATCGCCAGATGGATGGGGATACGACTCTGGGGCCAAATCTCTTCCAGTCACTGTCTGGGGTCAAGCCACCCAAGAAACTCAAAGGAAAGGACGTAGCCGAGGCTCCGTTGGCCGACTTCCTTGAGACCATGGTGCGCAACACTCAGTCAGCCATCCAAGCTGGCGTGAAGAACTACGCAGGTCAACGAGCCATCAACGTGGCGAGCCAAGTGCAGGCACCGGGCATGGGTGTTGTTCGTTTAAACACCAAAGAGACCGGGCCAGACATCATCAACGTTTTGGAAAAGGGCAATCTGGTCTCCTACCGCACACCCGACCACTTGCTGGTCGATGCGGTCAGCAGCCTGAACCTGTCCGAGCTTCCATTCATGGGTGTGTTGTCTGCGCCAGCCGATCTGCTGCGTAACTTGGTGACCAAGGACCCCGGCTTCATGATGGCTAACTTGATGCGTGACTCACTGTCTGCGTGGGTGACTTCGGGCCAAAAAATGACGCCTATCGCAGGTACGGTCATCAACTTCGGCAAGGCTCTTACCCGCAACTCTCCCGGCTTCGAGGCC